ACATCGTAATCGATAACGAGGATGAGCAGGCGGCCGACTACTTCCGGCTTTATCCCGAGCACGTCCTGCAGTTCAATAAGCGCGAAGCCGCGCGCCTGTGCGATATGGGCGATAACCGGCCCGAGACCAGCGCGTCGATTGTGTACGCCCGGAACGTCTGTTTCGATCTCGCGGCCCAGCTACGCTACAGCTACTTCTTGGAGCTCGATGACGATTACGTCGATTGGCGTTATCGGTTCTTCTCTGCCGGCCACGAATACAGCGTAGTAGTCAAGCAGGCGGACCGTATCTTCGAGGCGATGGTGGAGTTCTTAGAAACGAGCGGTGCGCTCGCAGTCTGCTTCGCTCAGCGCGGCGACTTTATCGGGGGCCTAGCGCACTACTTCGAAAAGCGCGAGCTAGTCCGAAAGGCGATGAATACTTTCTTTTGTAAAACGTCGCGCCGCTTTGCCTTTAATGGCCGGATAAACGAGGACATTAACACCTACGTTTCTCAAGGCGCGATCGGCAAGTTATTCGCTACGATCCCGGCTGTCGATATTAACCAGCTTGATACGCAGAGCAATACGGGCGGAATGACTACGCTTTACCTGGATAAAGGGACCTATACCAAAAGCTTTTACACGGTCATGTTCGCGCCCTCCTGCGTAAAGATATCGGTCTTGCGCGGCGTTAAGCATGGGCGCTCGATTCACGCGCCCTCCTACTCTCACGCCCGGCTCCATACCGGCATAACATGGAAGCATGCCGTGCCGAAAATCCTTAGCCCGAAATGGCAGAAGTAAAACAGACATTCCCGACCGAAGCGATGGCGAAGCTCTTTGACTGTACACGCCACTACATCTGGGAGCTGCAGAAGAAGGGCATTATCCACGTCGCGTTGGGCGAGAACGGCGAGCCGCTCCGGGGCCGGTACGATCTTATCCCGACCGTGCGCGCCTACATCCAGTACTTGCGGCGTGCCGCGGCGCTCGATCACGTAGGGGAGAGCGAGCTAAACCAGGCCAAGCTCAGGAAGTGGCGCGCGCAGGGCGAGGCAGAAGTGCTGCGGCTTAAGACTATCCGGGGCGAGCTGCACCGGGCCGAGGACGTCGAGGCGATCATGAACGACCTCCTGACCGGGATCAAGATGCGGCTGCTAGCGATCCCCTCGCGAATCGCGCGCCTCTTGCTCGGTCAGAGCCAGATCTCGCGCGTAATGGATATTTTGACTGACGCGATCGAGCTCGCGCTCGGGGATGTGCTGGAGTATCGGGCCCAGGATTTCTATGCGCGCAACAAGGCGTACTTGCTGAACCAGGAGATTACGCTAGCCGACCAACAACAAGAGACGACGCCCGCGGCCCCATCTAATGGCGACGAGTCCGAATACTACCCTGACGACCAAGACTGAAGCGCTGGCGCTGGAGGAAAAGCGCGAACGCGCGGCAACCTTGCGGCGCTCCTTAAGGCTATTCGACCGGCTCTCCAAGTTGCTCCGACCACCGCCCAAGCTCACCTTGAGCGAGTGGAGCGATCTCTTCCGGCGCTTATCGCGCGAGGCCAGCGCGGAGCCCGGTCCGTGGCTGACCGCTAAAGCGCCCTATCAGCGCGCGCCGATGGACGCCATAAGTGACATTAATACGCGCGAGGTAGTCCTTAAGTGGTGCTCGCAGGCGGGCAAGACCGAGATCGGGATCTTGAATCCGCTGGGGTTCTTGATCGACCGTGACCCCTGCCCGATCCTGGTGGTAGAGCCTACGATTGAGACCGCGGAAGGGTTCGCCACCGAGCGGTTCGGCCCGATGGTGCGCGATACGCCCTGCCTGCGCGCCAAGCTGCCGGAGCCGCGTACTCGGATGAGTTTGAACCGGGCGCGCAAGAAGATGTTTCCGGGCGGCTTCGTAGTGGTCGCGGGTGCCAACTCACCCGCCTCCCTGGCTGGCCGGCCGATCCGGTGCGTCCTCTTTAACGAGGTTGACCGTTATCCGGCCAGCGCTGGGGTTGAAGGCGATCCGGTTAGTATCGCGCGCAAGAGGACTACCACGTTCTGGAACCGGAAGACAATACTCAACTCCAGTCCCACCATCCAGGGGATGAGCCGGATCGCTGCCGCCTTCGAGGACTCGACTCAGGAGTACTGGCACCTGGAGTGTCCGGAGTGCGCGCACCCCCAGGTCTTACGCTGGGAACGGCTCCGGTTCGAGGACGCTAAGCTGCGCTGTGAGAACTGTGAGCGCTTCTTTAGCCGGATAGAGTGGCAGGCCCAACGCGGGGAATGGGTCGCAAACGCACAGAATCCAACTGTACGGGGTTTTCAGCTCAATGCCTTAGCTTCACCCTGGATCGAATGGGAAGAGCTTATTTTGGAGTTTAGGAGCGCCCAGCGGCAGGCCGCGGCGGGCGATTACGAGCAGCTAAAAGTTTTCATCAATACGCGCCTAGCCGAAGAGTGGGAGGAACGCGGTGAGCGGATCGAGCACGACCTTTACCGGAACCGGCGCGAAGTCTATCACGCCCAAGTGCCTGATGGCGTTCTGGTCCTGACCGCCGGGGCCGACGTCCAAGAGAACCGGATTCTATACGAGATCGTCGGCTGGGGGCGCGGTAAAGAGTCCTGGGGGATCGAGTACGGCTGGGTTGTGGGCGATACCGCTCAAGAAGAAGTCTGGCGCGCGCTGGATGAAGCGGTCCTAAAGCGCGTGTTCCGGTTCGGGGACGGCGCCGGGATCCAGGTCCGGCGCTGCTGTATCGATTCGGGTTTTAGGACCGACCACGTTTACGCCTTTACCAAGGGACGCCAGCCGCGCGCGTTCTCGATCAAGGGCGAGGGGGGCCTGGGCAAGCCCTTTATCAAGGGGTTTGGTACTAGCAGAGGGAACCACGCGGTAATCGTTACGCTCGGGGTCGATACCGGCAAGACCGAGCTGACCTCGCGCTTTAACGTTGAACATGTCGGGCCGGGTTACTGCCATTTCCCGAAGCTGGACAATGATGAGCCCGCGCGCGGCTATGACGAGACCTACTTCGAGGGGCTGGTGTCCGAGAAGCGCGTAGCTAGGTTCCAGCACGGCTTTAAGACCTATATCTGGGTTAAAAAGTCTAGCGCACAGAACGAGCCGTTCGACGTCCGGAACTATGCGCTTGGCGCGGTTTACCTGCCCCATACCGGGATAAACCTGGAAACCATGAGCCGGGACGTGACGGCTGATAAGCCGGACAAGCCGTCCCAACAAGCCCAGCAGCAGTGGGGCGTAATTCCACAAAGTACGCAGCAGCAGCCGCCCACCTCGTCGGGCGCGCGACCGCCAACTGGCTCGCCTTGGGGTACTATAAATCGGCCGGTCTGGTAAGCGCTTTGATTAGGATCGAAGCTACTAGCCGGGATCGGTAAATTCCCGTACTCGATTCGCGGACCTTAAGCTCGTCGATGACCGCTTGAGGGACAACGCATTCGATTCGAGCGTCACCGAGCCGGGGTCGTCCGCGGGACCGTTTCTCGGCCATCGGCATTTGAGATTCTCTTTTAGGCCGAAAACGCCCGAGAATCAATTAACGATTTTTTCCGGATTTATTCGCGCAAGCACTTTTCGCTTTATCGCGCGGCCCCTCGCGCGCATCTTCCGCTTCTAGAATGCCTGGCCCTCCGCTCAAAGTGCCTTGGCCTCCTAATCCGTGCCATCCCTGCGGCGGCGGGCAGGCGGGTGCGGGACCTGCGCCGGAGCTGGAACCTTGGACGTGTGAGTGGGCCCAGGAAGGGCTACGGCGCGCGAGTGATGCTGAGATGTACTTGAGCGGGCTCTATCTGCGCTCCTTCCAGATGGGTACCCGTAACGCGGCCTTTGCCCAGCTGCAGATTGCTCAGAAGGCGGTAGCCGATTGGACTTGGCGTGTATGGCAGTTGTGTGGGCCGGGTTCGCTACCGGCCCCGCCCCAAGAGTTGTTAGGGTTCGATCAGGTCAGAACGATAGTTCAGATGGATTGGTAATGGCTACCAATGGCACAACGTTATTACCGGGAACGATCTTAGGCGCGGACGGTAAGACGGTACTCACTAACGGGTACGCCCGGAGCGTGACCGCAAGCGGGTATAGCAATTACGGGGCGAACCTGACCAAGAACAGCTTGGTCGGCTGGAAGTGGACCGGAGGCGATCCCGATACCGATATCGGGGAAAATATCCAGGTCTTACGGGAGCGAAGCCGGGACGCCTTCATGGGGATTCCGCTCGCGGTAGCTGCAATCGAAACGCTCGATACTGCGGTAATCGGAGAAGGGCTCTATCCCGCGCCTAACATTGACGGGGAGACGCTCGGGCTAGACCAGGCCCAGACCAGTGCGCTTAATCAGGAGATCGGCCAGAAGTTCGATTACTGGGCCGATGACCCGCGCGAGTGCGACTTTGAGGGGCGCTTGAGCTTTTACTCGCTTCAGGCACTGGCGTTCCAGACTATGCTCTTGAGTGGTGATACGCCCACGCTCCTGCCGCTGGTCGCGCGCCGGGATACGCTCTACGACTTGCGTATCCGGATTCTGGAGAGCGACCGCGTATGCGATCCCTCCGCGATTGGCGGCGCGAACCTGGGCGACCGCTCAGTCTTTAACGGAGTCGAACTCTCTGATGAGGGCGAGATAATCGCTTATTATATTTCCGATAGCCACCCGCTCTCGCGCGTCGGCCGGCAGCATACGCGGTTTGGCGTTTACGAGTCGGAGCGGATCGAGCCCTATGGCGAGCTAACTGGGCGTCGGAATATGTTGATGATGTTTAGGCCGGACCGGCCCGAGCAGCGGCGCGGTGTACCGCTCCTGGCTATCGTGCTTGAGCTATTAAAGCAGGGCGGGCGCTACATCGATAGCACCGTAACCGCGGCTGTTATTCAAAGCTATTTCACGGCGTTCATTACCTCCGAGTTTCCCCAAGCCGATATCTTCGACTCACTGCTCAACGACCAGCAGAAGGGCCAGATCTTCGATATGATGCCCTACAATGTACAGCTGGGTCCGGGTATCGTGAATTTTATGAAGCCCGGACACGGGCTATC